ATTTAGGGGTAATTATAGAAGTAGAAAACGAAATAGTCTTTGCTAAAAATACCGCTGCGGTTGTATATATCGGTAAGGTGGTAAAGATACCAGCTACATACGATGCAGATGGTAATATTTTAACTCCAGCAGTTTTCTACTCGGGTTTTGCAATCGATGTAATGAGCAGCGACATATTAGACTTTGGAACATTTGAGGTGTTTCCAGCGGACAAGGCAGCACATAGTTTTTACGGTTGGGCAAGAGGTGCAGAAGTACCTAAATAATTAGTATATTTGATTAAATCAAAAAACAATACAATGGGTACATTATCAAAAAGTGAGTTAAAAGTATTTAAAGAACAAGAACAAAAGAAACAAGCAATCTTACACGATTTAGGGTTTTTGGCTACACAGTCACATACACTATCACATATGTTTGCTGAACTTGCTATGAAGCAAGAAAAGAATAAAAAGGAACTTGAAGAAAAATATGGTAACATAGAAGTAAACCTACAAGATGGAACTTTTAAATTAATCACAGATGAAAAAAATAAGTAAACACATATCTTACAAGGAAGCAGTTGGTTCTAATTATGCTAAACAATACGGTATAAAGAACAAACCAGATGATGAACAAGTTGAGAATATGCAACTACTAGCTGAAAAGGTGTTTGAACCATTAAGAGAGTGGGTAGGTGCACCAATTAAAGTTAATAGTATGTTTAGGTCTTTAGAACTTAATAGTGCTTTAAAAGGTTCTAAAACATCATCTCATTTAAAAGGTGAAGCAATGGATATTACAAGTATGGGTGGTAAGTCAAATTTAGAAATGTTTCATTATATAAGAACTGAACTTGATTTTGACCAGCTTATATGGGAATTTGGAAAAGAACCAAAGTGGTTACACGTTTCTTACAACAAAGACAAGAACAGAAAACAAGTATTAGTAACTAAAAAAAGGGGTGTGTACTACACTTATTAATATGGTAACAGACTACAAAACATTATTTATTAATTTCGGAACATTTATATTTTCAATGACTAACATTGATATTTTTTTAAAGATCACACTTTTACTTTTAACTATCGGTTATACTGCACATAAGTGGTATTTAATGAACAAAAGAAATAATGAGTAAAAAGAAGTTTAAAGATACTAGGGTTGGTAAATTTTTATCAAAGACTGCACCAAAGATATTAAGTGGTGTAAGTGATATTGTGCCTGATGCTGGTCTTTTAAAGCTAATTAGTGGTCTTATAAGCAATGACAAAGGTATTACACCAAAAGATAAAGAAGAAGCCTTAAAACTGCTAGAAATGGATATTGTAGAAATGCAAGAGGTTTCCAAACGTTGGCAATCAGATATGATAAGTGATAGTTGGTTAAGTAAAAACACAAGACCAATGATGTTGATTTTTCTTACAGTATCAACTTGGCTATTAATTCTTATGGATAGCTTAAATATAGAATTTGGTGTTAATTTAGAATGGATTGAATTACTTAAATCTCTTTTAATAACAACCTACATAGCTTACTTTGGTTCTAGAGGAATTGAAAAATATAAGCATATTTCAAAATAGAATAGTTTTCCTAAATCATTATTTTTAGTTATAATCAATATTTATTTTTAGCAATATATTTAGTTATAATTTTAGTTTTATATTCAGTTATAAATTTATTTTATATATTTGAAGTAATAAAAAATAGCAAAGTTATTCAAAAAATCTAACTTAAACAAATAAAAGATGGAAAACACAAAATGTATTGCAGTAAGAAAAGATTATTATTTATTAATTATAGATGATAAATCACTTGGTGAGTTTGAAAAAAGTGAGTTAAGAAACATTATTGAAGTTATAGATAATGCCATCTAAACTAACAAGAAGTAAAATAGTTAAAAAGTTAGATGCTATATTTAGCCAGTACATAAGGTTAAAAGATGCAGACCATAATGGTGATGTATCCTGTTTTACTTGTGGTAAGGTTTCACATTATAAGGTAGGGATGCAATGTGGTCACTTTCAATCTAGAAAACACTATGCAACCAGGTGGTTAGAAATGAATGTAGCTGTGCAGTGCGTTGGTTGTAATATGTTTAAAGCTGGTGAGCAATATATTTTTAGTAAGTACCTGGACCAGAAATTTGGTGATGGTACTGCTGAAGAATTATATATAAAATCAAAAGAAACAGTAAAGTATTCTAATGATGAATTACTAGATATGATTAAACACTATAAAGAGTTGGTAGATAGTTTATAAAAGACTATCTTTGGGTATTCTGTTTTGTTAAGGAAAAGGGGTTTGACTTTATGTTAAGCCTTTTTTTTTGCTTTATGTTTTTAGTTATTAAATATTTTGTTTATATTTGCTTATTATTAATTTAAACAGAACAAAATGAGAACACAAAAACACGATTTAAAAGACAAGATTAAACACCTTGAAAAAGAACTGTACAATGCAATTTTGAAAGAAGATGTATTTGAGCAGATTGCAATAAATGTGCAATTAGATGATGCAAAATCAACCTTAATAAATATACAGTAATGGGATTTTCACAAGAAACTGCACAGACTAAATTTGATGAGTATACATATAGGATAGAAGCCTTGTGTAATAAGATAGAAGAATTAAAAGCACAAATAGAAGTATCACAAATATTTAAACAATAAAATAATTTAAGAACTTTTTTATAAAAGTAGTTGTTTTTAGAGTTATTATTTATATATTTGTTTTTTATTAATTAAACAAACAGAAAATTATGAAAGTAAAAGTAAAAGATGTAAGCCCAAACCCTTACAGAAACATTGAGCATTATCCTTTAAACAAAGAAAAGATAATTGCATTAACAAAATCTATTGAAAAAACTGGCTTTTGGGATAACCTTGTTGCTCGTGAAGTAGATGGTAAAATACAGATAGCTTATGGGCACCACCGTATTGAAGCATTAAGACTTGCAGAGGGTTTTGGTTATGATTTTGAATTTGAGTTACCTATTAAAGAAATTGATAATGGTACAATGATACAAATAATGGCTAATGAGAATATGCAAGAATGGTCACATAGTATTGGTGTTATTGATGAAACTGTAAAGGTTGCTAAAGAGTTTTTAGAAGATAATACTCAACTTTTTTCCGGTAAAAAGTCAAACAACAACAAGCTAGGTGCTAATGATATTTCAGATTTTTTAGGCTGGAACCAAAGTAAAGTATCTCAATCACTTAAAAGGTTAGGCTTAATAGAGGATGGCACTATAACAAAAGAAGCAGTTGAAAGTTTACCAAGTGCTACACACGCTGAAGAATTTGCTAAAGCAATACACACGTCTAAAGTAAAATTTACACCACAAGAACAAAAGCAAATTGTAAAAGAGATTGTTGATAGTGGAGAGGGTAAAAGAAAGGTAAAAGAGCGTATTGAGGCAAAGGCTTTTGAAAAAAAATACGGTAAAGACTTTGGTAAAAAGAAAGCAGAAAAAACAGACCAAAAAATAAAAGAGTTTGATGATGCTTTAGGACAAATAGCAGATGATATAACATCATTATCTGACAAGTTTTTAAAGTTAACCAACCTTAAAGAAGAATTAAAAAACGTTACAAGCAAAAAAGGCTTATTTAATCTCAAACTTTTATTTATGGCTTTTGGTAACTTAGAAATAAGAATGGATAGGTTTCAAGATGCAATGGTAAAAAATACAGAAGATATTACAGAAGATTATTTACAAGAAGTTAAACAATTAAAACAATAATATAAATGAAAAAGTTATCAGTAAAACAGAAAATAGCAGATGTATTAATGGAAAACGAAAATGGTTTTTTATCTATTGAGCAAATTGCAGAAATAGCATATGAAGATGCTTATATGAAAGAAACAAAAAAACACCTAAACGGTTTAATAAAAAGAAATATAACACACGCAATAGCTATACTTTCAGAAGAAGGGTTTTTAGTTATTAAAGATTTAGAAAGATGTGTTAACTCTGTTAAGATGACACATAAAAAAGTCAATGGTTATAAAATAGCAGATAGTGAAGATAGTGAAACGGTGCTTTTAAATCTAAGAAGTAAGGGTGAGCGTTTAGAAATAGCTACACAAGTTAAGCTAAATTTTGAAAGTTTAGTAACAGATAATAAACTATTAATCAACTAACAAAATGGATAGAGAAAAATTATTAGATTTGTACAAGAAGTATGAACTAGAAAAAAGCGATGTATATAAACATCAACACTATATTATTATTACCAGACAAGGTATTGAAAAGATAGCAGCAAAAGAAAACATAGCAATCAACTATGAGGTTGTAAAATGTGATCCTAACTTTGCAGTTATAAAGGCCTATGCAAAAAAAGAAGATGTAGAAATACAAACCTTTGGTAGTGCTTTAAAAGGTGCTAACTATAAAGACGGGAATTGCAACTCCTGGTACGTAATGGAGATGGCAGAAAAACGTGCTTTGTCAAGATCGGTTTTAAAACTAACTGGGTTTTACGAACTTGGAGTATTTGGTGAAGATGAAAGCGATGACTTTAAAAGAAAATAATATGCAGATAAAACAAGAATTTAAAGATTTAATACCATCACTTACAAAAGAAGAATTTAAGCAATTAGAAAATAATTGTATGAGTGAGGGTGTAAGGGAAAAAATACTTACTTGGAATGGTTTTATTATAGATGGTCATAACCGTTTTGAAATAGCTACTAGGTGGGATTTAGATTATAAAACCGAAAGCAAACATTTTGATAATGAAGAAGCGGTTAAAGAATGGATGATACTAAACCAATTTGGTAGAAGAAATTTAAGTAACTACCAAAGAAGTGTTTTAGCATTAGAACTTGAAGATGTTTTTAGTAAGAAAGCAAAAGAAAAACAAAAAGAGGCTGGTGGAGCGGTTCGTCAGAAATCTGACAAAGCGGTAATTGATACCAAAAAAGAACTATCAAAAGTTGCTTCAGTTTCACACGATACAATAGCTAAAGTAAAAAAGATACAAGAGAAAGCACCAGAAGAAGTAAAAGCAAAATTAAGAACTGGTGAAGTAAGTATTAATGCTGCTTATAAAGAAATTAAAAAAGAAGAAAAGAAAGCTGAATACAAAGAAAAGGTTTTACAAGAAAGAATAGAAACTAAAATAAGTGATAATATAAAAAATGGTGATAGCTTAAAAATATTAGAAACTTTAGAAGATGGTTGCATTGATGTTGTCTTGACAGACCCACCTTATGGTATAAGCTATGTTTCTAACCGCTCTATGTTTGATGATGCGATTACCAAGCGTGGATTGTTAAATGACGGTAAAAAAGAAGCGTTTGAGTTGTTGGATAAGACTTGTAGAATTTTACAAAGAAAAACCGCAAACAATGCACACCTATATTTTTTTTGTAGCTGGGGGGTTTTTAGTGACTTTGAAAAAATTATAAGTAAATATTTTACTATTAAAACACCTATTGTTTGGGACAAAGGTAATAAAGGTTCTGGTGATTTAGATAATGATTGGGGAAATCAAACAGAAATTATTTTATATTGCGTAAAGGGTAAGAAGTTAGTAAACACAAGACGTGGTAATTTAATAAGTGTAGCAAGGTTACACACATCAAAAATGGTTCATCCAACACAAAAGCCAATAGAACTTTTAAAAGAAATATTAAAAGTATCTGTAACAGATGGTGATTTTATAGTTGACCCGTTTATGGGGTCGGGTAGCACAATTAAAGCTGCTAATGAACTTAAATATAAAAGTCTTGGTATTGAATTAGACGGTGAAATGTTCAATATTGCAAATAATTTTATTAATGGATAATTTCAGAAAATTAGAAAATAAATTTTTTAAAGAAATTGAATTACACATTAAAAAAGCATATCCAAAAATTAATGGTAATTTAGTACCGTCAACATATAAAGAAGATACTGAATTTTCTTTTGATGCAAAAATAAATGACAAGCAGTTTTCAATTAGAATACGAAAACACAAATATTTAAAATACCCAGACTTAACAATAAGGGCAAAAAGTAAAAACAATGGTAAAACAGAAATAGATAAAATTAGAGATGGTTTGGCACAAGTTTATTTTTATGCCTATATGAATAAAAAAGAAAATTATTTAGTTAAAATTAGAATGGTTGATGTTGTTTCAATTAGAAAATTAACACAAAAAAATAAATATAAAAGAAGAAAAAATAGTGATGGTACAGAGTTTAACACATATTTGTTTTCAGACATAAAAAAAGAAAACGGTGATTTATACAAGTACGACAAATAAAAACACGAGGTGTTGCGTGTATTGACAACACCAAAATTTAATTTATATATTATGAGTGCAATTATCAATGGAAGTATTAGAGTAGATAGACTACCTAAAGAGAAATTTATCAAAGGAAAAGATGGTGCAGTTTACTACAATTTCACAATCGCAGTACAAGATGAAACCAGGTATGGTAACAACGTAGCTTTTATGGATAGCCAAACCAAAGAAGAACGTGAAGCAAAGGTTGCTAAAACGTATCTAGGAAACGGTAAGGTTGTTTGGATGAGTGACCAGGGTGTTACGGTAGCAGAAAGAGATGACCAGCCACAAGCGGTAAAAGAACCAGCTGGAGATGATTTACCATTTTAATTAATAAAGGGTGTAGGTTTTTAACTTGCACCTTTTTTTTATACATTTAACAAATGACAGAAAAAGAAACAGAACAAAATATGTTGATGGAATTCATTGCAGATACTTGCAAGATAGACATTGATAAAAAAATAGAATACCCACCAGTATGTTTAAGCTATG